ACGCTCTTCCGATCTGGCGATGGGGAAATCCCTCAATCAGATGATCGAGGCCGTGGCGGATGCGGCCACCGGCGAGTTCGAGCGCCTGAAAGAGTTTGGGATTAAATCCCGCGCACAGGGCGATCAAGTGACCTTCACCTTCCAAGGGGTGAGTACGACCGTCGGCAAAAACGCCAAGGAAATCGAAGGCTACCTGCGCTCCATTGGTGACGTGCAATTCGCCGGGGCGATGGAACAGCAGGCAGGCACGCTCAATGCGGCTTTGTCCAACATGGGCGACTCCTTCAACAAACTGGTGAAAACCATTGGTGATGCCGGTGTGACCGACATCCTGATTTTCATTGCCGATAAAATCAAATGGCTGATTGAAGTCGTCACGGCTTCCATCGAGCCGTTCGGCCTTGGCTTTAAGGCGTTCGTGGCGGAGGTGGTGAAGTTCGGCAACCTGTTCATCGCCGTGTTCAAAGGCGTTGGCAATGCCTTCCAAGCCTTCGGGGATGCCATTTCCAACCGCTTTGAAGCGTTGGGGCAAGACCTCAAAAACTTCGTGGAGAATCCCCTTAGCGGGATCTCATTCGAGAACACCCGCAAGGCGCTGGAAACCGGCCTCGGCCAAGCCATGAGCCAAGCCTTCGATACGGCAATGAACGAGGCCCGTCAGTTCAATGCCGGGATTGATGCGGAAATCCAAAGCGCCGCGCAGAAGATCGTCGATGCGCGGCAATCGTCCGGCCAATCGCTGGCCAGTTTATTCGAGGAAACGAAGGCGGAAGAAAAACAGGCCGCCACCAACAAACAGGTCAAATCCTTCAATGAGCTTCAACGGGAGGCGCAGCGCGTCATCGACGCAACGCGCACGCCGCTGGAAAACTACAATGCGGAGATGGCCCGGCTGAATATGCTGCTGGAGAAAGGCCTCATCAATCAGGACACGTTTGCACGGGCTGCAGAACAGGCCGGGGAACGGATGGAAAAAGCGGCGAAGAAAAACGCTGCCACCATCGGGGATGAATTCGACAAGATCGGCAAAAGCATGGAAGGCACCATTGCCGATTCGCTCGATGCCATCAGCGGGCGCTTCGATAATTTTGGTGATTTCATCACCGGCTTCCTGTCCGACCTCAACCGCACGCTCCTGCAATGGGCGTTGAATGACCTCGGCATCACCGGCAAGGGTGGCATCATGGAAGATATTTTCGGCGGCATTAAAGGCATGTTCGGTGGTAGCGGCAGCGGCGGCGGTGGGCTGGGCAGTATGCTCGGCAGTATTGGCAGCTTCTTCGGCGGGTTCTTTGCTGATGGTGGCCGCCTCAAGCCCGGCCAGTTCGGTGTAGTCGGTGAGAATGGGCCGGAACTCGCCTTCGCCGGTAACGCGCCCATGCACATCACCCCCGGTGCAAGCATGGGTGCTGCGCCGATCACCATCAACATGAGCGTGCAAACGCCGGACATTCGCAGCTTCCGGCAAAGCCAGAGCCAGATTGCGGCGGATATGGCGCGTTCCATCGAACGGGCGCGGAGAAACTTATGATTCTATGAATATCTCTTTTTGAAGCAACCCGGTCAGTTCTTCGTTGGAAATAATGGCTTCTGCAGTCAGTTTCATGGGAATGACAATAGTTTTGTCCGTAATTTTTTCCACGTCTGGCTCGGCTTTATATACCGCAAAGTATGAGCGAACACCTTCAATGTGGATGCGTTCCACAAGGTATTTATCGCCTTTGCTAATGTCGTAGTCCCGGATTTTTACGGCTTCGATGGCTTTATAAAGCGCCATTTTCTTCTCCTTGTTTAATTGTCTTTCAAGGTAACACACCATGAGTTCGTTTGTCGAAATTCAATTCCCCAGCGACATCAGCTACGGCGCAACGGGTGGGCCAATGTTCCTGACGGATGTGGTGACAACCGTGTCCGGACATGAACAGCGGAACAGCAAGTGGAGCCAAGCCCGCGCCCGCTACAACGTCGCCTCCGGTGTGAAGACCGAAGCACAATGGCAGTCGCTTATTGCCTTCTTCCGGGCGCGGCGCGGCAAGGCGGTGGGGTTTCGTTTCAAGGATTGGAGCGATTACCAAGCCATTAACCAACCGCTGCAATCGCTGGGCGATGACGACTACCAGATGGTGAAACGGTATGTCAGCGGCGCGGTGGTATCGGAGCGCGTCATCGCCAAGCCGGTCGCCGGAACGGTGAAGCTCTACCGCAATAGTCTTCTGCAGGTCAGCGGGTGGAGCGTGGACACGGCCACCGGCATCATCACCACGGCGCTCACCGGCACGCTCACGGTCGATTACGAGTTTGACGTGCCGGTGCGCTTCGATACGGACGAACTGGCCCTGTCGATGGATAGCTTCGATGCCGGAAGCTGGAACAACATTCCTTTGATTGAGGTGCGCGTATGAGGGTTATTTCACCACAGCTTGAGGCCCATTTCGCCGGGGGCATGACCACGCTTGCCACTTGCTGGAAAATCATTCGGCTGGATGGAGTAGAGTTGGGCTTCACCGATCACGATCTGGCACTGACCATCGACGGGCTGGAATATGATTCCATCGCCGGGTTCACGCCGACCACCGTGGAAAGCAAATCCAACATGAGCGTGGATAATCTGGAAGTGGAAGGCCAGACCTTTCCTTCCAAGATCACGGAATCCGACCTGCTGGCCGGGATGTACGACTATGCCGAAATCGAAATCTTCACCGTCAATTACGAGGATTTGAGCCAAGGCCGGTTGATCGTGAAGCGCGGGCGGCTGGGTGAAGTCACGATTAATGAGCAACTGTTCACCGCCGAAGTGCGCGGCCTCACGCAACATCTTAGCCAGACCATCGGAGAAGTCTATTCGCCTTCCTGCCGTGCGGTGCTGGGCGATGCACGCTGCAAGCGGTCGCTGGCCAGCTTCACGATCACCACCACCGTTACGGAAATCACCAATAACCAGACCTTCAAAGCTTCGGCACTCACGCAGGCGGCGGGCTGGTTCACGGGCGGCGAAGTGGAATGGACATCGGGCAACAACACCGGTCGGCACATGGAGGTGAAGGAGTTTGCCTCGGCCCAGCTGGTGCTGGCGTTGCCGATGGGTAAATCCATTCAGGTCGGTGACGGGTTCAAGGTAATCGCCGGGTGCGACAAAACCCGCGAGGCCTGCCGCACCAAGTTCAACAACATTCTTAATTTCCGGGGAGAGCCGGACGTGCCGGGCGTCGATCAGCTGCTCATGACCGCAGGCACGATGAACAAAGGAAATCGCAATGGCTAGAGTGTCCTCATCGCAAATCGTCGTACAGGCCCGCACATGGCTTGGCACGCGCTATCATCATCAGGGCCGTTTGAAGAAATCGGTCGCTGGGCCGGGTGGCGTGGATTGTATCGGCCTTGTCGTCGGCGTGGCCGATGAATTGGGCTTGCAGGATGGCGCAGGCAATCCGATCTCGCGGGCCGATGAAACGGATTATTCCATGTATCCAGAGCGCGGGCGGCTGGTGCGCTGCATCGAGCGTTACCTGCGCCCGATACCGCTTGAACGCATGGCGGAAGGTGACGTGCTGCTATTCCGCACCTTCAACGACCCACAGCATGTGGGATTGTTGACCCTTTACCCGACCGGAGGCCTCGGCCTCATTCATTGCAATTCCAGCGCAGGCCGCGTGGTCGAGCAACCGCTTTCCGGCACATGGCGGCGGATGCTCACCCATGCCTACCGCTTCACCAACAAGCAGCTGCAACCCATCAAATAGAGTAATTCGTCATGGCTGATATAGTCCTCCCCGTTGTCGGTGGCGTGACCGGCTTTGTGCTGGGCGGCCCCTCCGGTGCCGTTCTCGGCGCGAATCTCGGCGGCATGGCTGCGGGCATGTTCTTTCCCAAAAGCCAGCGCGTGCAGCTGCCCGCACAGGAAGGCCCGCGTCTGGCCGACCTGCGGGCGCAGGTGTCCACCTACGGCAATATGATTCCCAAAGTGTACGGCACGATGCGGCTGGCGGGTAACGTCATTTGGGCGCGTGACATCAAGGAAGTTCGCACTGAAACCACCAGCACGCAAACGTCCAGCGGCGGCGGCAAAGGTGGTGGCGGCGGTGGCGGTTCCGTGACCACCAGCCAGACCACCATCACCTACAATTACTATGTTACGCTCGCCATTTGCATCTGTGAAGGCCCGGTGGACGAGATTATCCGCGTGTGGGCCGATAGCAAAGTGCTGACGGAGGCGGAGCTTTCCTCCGCGCAGGGCAAATACAACGTCCATTTCGGCACGGAAACCCAAGGTGTCGATGACATCATGGCCAAGTATCTGCCTGCGGGAACCATTCCCGCCTATCGTG